GCCAAATACCACTTCTAATGAATCTATCTCCATTGATGCGGGAAAATGGTGTTTTTGGTTTTGGTGCTGTAAAGTAAATGAATTATTCCTGTGCTTGGGAAGAGCACATTTACGTAGAGATGACAAAAAGGCTTCACCACCATCCCATAAATAACCATATTTGGCAAATCCTAGTGGTGCAGACGGAATGTACAAGTAGCCATTATTAGCCCGTTGTGGCTCATAATTCTTGCCTTGGAAAGCTGCACCTATGTGCTTACCGTTCATGAAAAGTTTATTCATTAAAGTCCAAGCGGTATAGAAATAGAGGAATCAGTAAATGGCGATGTGTACACATCCGAAAATTTTGTGGGGTCGTTCAAATCCGCTTTGTAAGCCCGGTCAATCGAAAAAGTAACTGTAGCCTTATTGATATCGTCGTTAGTCATATCAATGCTACCAGGCTGATAACGTGAAGGAAACATCCCAGTCATTGTAAATATCCGTTTTGTCTCTCCATTTGGGGCTACCTGAATAGCATGCCCTACCATTTTATATCCGGCTCGTCCTTCATCGTCTTGGTCACTACGTGCCCCAGAACTACTTTCACTAGCATAACCAATGCGCCCATCTACCGCATTTGATACGACGGCTCGCCACGCTTCGATAGACTGCGTCGCCTTATCATCCAGTAATACCCGCATAACAACTTCCATATCTTCAAAAATTTGCTGTCCAGCAAATTTCGTCACCGCATTCATAAACGGAACTTGAATAACATTATTTGCGTCCTCGGGGAATGGAAAAGATTCCAGAGCACAAATAAAATCTTTTTCTGCCGTAACTGGTGCTTCGTCTAAATACCATAGATTCGGTATGTACAAGTATCCATTATTAGCACGCAGCGGTTCCCCACTTCGTAGCTTGAATTGGTCACCGTTCATTGATGGAATTGGCATATATCCTCCGTTATCAAATAATTTATCCAGACTCTGGTAGACTAAGTTTTTCAAGTAACTCAATTTTACCGTCCCATAGACTGCTTCTTGTTTCTTCTTCGGTGCCAGCAGCCATAGGACTTCTATAAATTCCCAACCCAACTGGGATAACACCGTGAAAAAGAAATTTTACTTTTGACATTACTAGCGTTAAAGTAATTTCGTTTGGTTCATCCATTTCTGGGTCAATCTCCCCACGGTCAAGTTCAGCCGGGATACATCCATCGAGTAGCCATACTCTAGCCGCGTCCGGGTCACCATCAGGAGGTAGCAAGATTAAAAACCCATCCATTCGATAGCCGCCTATTGTACCCATAGGCTTTATAGGGTCACCTCCAGCTGCGTAATTAATTGCCCCATTATCTGGGTTATACGCATGTGCACGCCACGCCTCTAGAATTGCCATTATCGGGGTATCGACCATGTCATTAAAGGTCACGACCAGAGGTTGAGTTTCATGTTTACCAATAAATTTACCCCCGCTCCCGTTCATCCATGGAGTAGAGATAATGTTATTGCCCGTCTTAGGTAAATCAAAACGCTTCAATGCCAGAACCAAAGAAAATGGTATTGATAGCGTTTTGAGTTCCACCCCGGGAAAGTATAAATATCCATTTGCCTTGCGCTGTGGCTCGTATGAGTATACATACGGATATTCCTGTAAAAGTTTCGACCCTAAATAGTCGGCACTCATCGGAATATTCGGCACAATTCTGGACAATACGTTAAACATTTAATCCTCTAGGTTCTATGGATTTGTCGTTAGTATTCCGGACGACAAAGGTATTCGTGCACCACCGCCAACCGTCTCAGCATTTGCCATATTGGTTTGGGCTGGTAGTACTTTGTCGATTGACAATGTCATCGTAATACGCACAACATCATCAGTCGCACTATCGAAATCACCCCGAGCAAAGCGAGTTGGAAACGCGCCGACAACCGGATAAATCGTTCGAGTGTCAATGTTATCACGTGTTGCAGAACCATCGGGCGGAATAAGTACGAAATGTGCACGCGCCAATTTATAATCCCTAGCCCAGCCATTTCGACCAGTTAATGGGTCATAAACCGCATTACGCCACCTTTGAAGAATTGTAGCGACGTTTGGGGCAACCATCTGTTCAAACATAACGTCTACGTCATCTACCATTACTGATGCCGCAAATTTACGTTTTTCGTTTTGATGGCTAAGTTCAAAAACATTTGACATATCAGACGGAAGCGGGAATCCTTTGGCGGTCAAAGTCAAAACCTGAACGTCCTTATCGTCTGCAACTTTATTACCATTTTGGTCGACCAAGTTATTCAGAGGTAAAAGCAGATACCCGTTGTTTGCACGCTGAGGCTCAAATGTGCTTTGTAAATCCCCCCTGTTGCCTAAATAATCGGCGTCTAGATAGGGTATTGTCATTATGTCCTCCATAGAGAGTAAAAAGGGGCCGGAGCCCCTAGTTTATGAAATTGTAAAGCTTCCTTGACCTGAGTTAGTGACAGTTAAGCTGATTTCGATACGTTTTGCCGCATGGTACGGAACGTAGAAAATCTTGGCTACTACTGTTTTCTGATTCTTTGTCAAGTCTGTATTGAGCGTACTGTCACATTGAACACTTAAACTCTCAGCCGCGCCTGCGGTAACGAGTCCGTCCAGATATGGTTTCAGCAATGAAATCAGTCTTCCCCACAATTCAGGTGTGTTCAACTCGAATACAAGTGAACGGCACGAAACAATTGCAGTTCGACCGATGCGTTTTGCCATCCGCACAACGTAGTTTTCGCGTAACGCTGTACTTTTGCGGTACATTGTAAATGAATTCCAAACGGTCAAACCGCCCGGGCTAAGATTCACAATTGGATTGATGATACTTGGGAATTTGGCAAATCTGTCACGTTCTGCGTCGCTTGGGTTTAATTCGATGTCAGTTGCACCGACAACGCGACCCCTGTTAGTACCTGCGGCTGGTAAGTATGCGCCACCTTGTCTGTCACTGTACGTGAACACACCTGGAATAAACGCACTTGGAGGAAGCCAGATATCTTGTTTGTTGTATGGGTCAGCGGCTTTCATCCAGCTCCAGTAGGTACTGCCGTGGAACGTGTTGAATTGTGCGTGTGAATATGCGCCTGTGCCATCTGTCCAATCCTCGACCTCACTAGCTGTTAAGCCAAATGGTGGGTCAGCGAAGAAGAAAGTATCGACTCTTGACTCGCACAATTGAGCTAGTGCAGCAATTACAGATGCCGAGCTAACACCAGGTACCGCCAATAAATCGATTCCGTATTCCTCTGGATTATCGATGACTTTCAACCCTGATGGGACGCCTGAGGTGTATGTACCGATGTAGTCTGAATCAGTTAGACCACTAATGCCGTCCAATCCGCCTGTAAGGGCAAATGTTCCGACTTCTGGTAAACAACCTGCAACGCTATCTGCGGTAATGTACTCGGATTTACGCAGTGACTCTTCCGGGTCTCCGTCGTTTACACGTTTTTCAACGTAACGGGGTGACGTGGATTCTTGGCAGCAATCTTCGAATCGTTCAACCTCGCCAAGAGTACCAGCATTATCAACTGGTGCCATAACAACGACATCAAAGAATGGGTCACGATAGATTGCGTAGATGGTAATTACCACGCCAGTTTTGTTATGAATCGTAGTCGTTGCACCGGGAAAACGTAGCACTCCGGTATCGTAGTCGATACTTAACGGAACGGGGTTAAGAGGAGCACCATCATCGAGTACACTTGCCGGGAAGGTGATAACACCCAACCCATCATCCCAAACTACACCGTTTGGAACCACGATACCAGTCCCAGCATTAACTGCCATAAGACAAAGAGAGCCGGGCTGAATACGATGTGTACTGGCGTAGTAGTCTTGTTTCAACGTCGTTAAAGTGAAGTCAGAATTTACTGTTAGTGTGCCTGCAATAGCAAAGCCTTGGGTTGTTTGCTCAAACTGAGAAATCCTATGAGTTGCAATAACACTCATCGAACTTGCTACCACATTTGGAATAGCAGCGAGTGTGTGCGTAAGCGACAACGCTCCAGACTGCAAATCGAGAGTCGAAGTTGAAGCCGAGTTTAAGTATGTACCGGAGCCAAAGACACCCGCAGCATTAACTGTAATAACATCAATGCCTGGTGTTCCATCAGTCTCTACCCATGTAGCCGTAATGGTTACAGTACCTGGAACAATATTAGCATTCGTCGCGTACAATGTTTTAACCAGTGTAGGCGGAATTAACGCACCTGAAAGTAGCGTCTGAGAATACGTGATACCTTCTTCCATTTCGATGGCAGCGCTAATGTCATTTCCCCAAGTTCCAGCGGAAAGCGCTTCGAATGTTAATACGTCTGGTGGAGCTGGTGGTGTACAGCCATAGTCTTCCGGATTTTTACCGAGGTCGACGTCTGCCTTAGCATGTGTCCCGTCAGATACTCGAACATAGTACAAAGAACCGCCTCGTTGCAGTAATTGCCGTGCGGCCTGCACACCATAGTCTGTCGTGAGGGGTTTACCGATTTTGCGGAGCATCTCAGCTTCATCACCAATTGGGATTGCTTTGTCAAGGTCACCCTTTGTTGCACCACCTAGCAGTGCTACAGTTGTACCAGCTGGTACGACCGGCAGTTCACTTTGGTCGTTGAAGTTCAGATAGACACCTGGGTCGTAATTTTGAGTCATTGTTTACCCTTCCTATCGTTAATTAACTAATTTTTGCTACGGCGTCGCCGTGGTTTTCTACCCGATTGGGCTTTAGAGTCTGCCGCAGCTTTTTTAGCTGGCGTTGGTCTAGATTTAGGTTTTGGTTTTTCGTTTTTGTCCGATTCTGGGTCTGGTACAGGGTCGGCCTTTTTTGACTCGGTCTTTTTCTTTGTTGCCTTTTTCGGTGGTGCGGGTGGAGTATCGGCAAGTTCCTCGTCTGGAATTGTGA